TGTGATGTATTCACAGCCGCAGTTCAGAGAGTACTCTTTTTCTTGGAGGCTCGTTTCAAAGAGTAGACGAGAGACTCAAGCAATCGAAGACATCATTCACGCATTTAAGTTTCATGCAGCACCTGGAGTAAACTCTAAGAACAAGCACTTCTTTGATTATCCAGAGCAGTTCGATATGGATTTTCATCACGCTAAGCACTTATTTAATCCAGCACCGTGTGTATGTAAAACAGTTCAAGTGAACTATCATGCCGAGGGTCAACCACTGTATCATGCATTTGGTGCGGACGAAAAATCTCCCGTATCCGTGCAGCTTGATTTGTCATTCCAAGAAGTATCTATTGTTACTAAAGACTCCATCTTAAAGAGTAATCGATAATGGCCCATTATTTTAATAATTTTCCTTCCGTAGAGTATGATATGGGTAGAGTCAATATCGCGTTGACTATACAGAATCCTCTTATACGATTCAAGCTCTTAGATATTCTCAAAGGTAGATCAGCTCTTTACTACGAACACATTGTAGAAGAGGATCAATCCGCACAGTTCATTGCTAATAGGTACTACGGGGACGTGACACTAGACTGGGTGATTTTTTTAGTCAATGATATTTTTGATTATGAGTATGATTGGCCAATGAACTATCAAAAGTTTACAGCATTCGTAAAATCAAAATATGGATCTATAGAATCTGCATTAAATACAACTCATCATTATGAATGGATATATCAGCCCCAAGAAGTCTTGTTTGATGGGACAATCATTCCAGAAGATGTTATAAAAGTTGATGCAACGACGTTTGCTAGTTTAGGAATAAACGAAAAACGAGAAGTATCAAACTACACTTATGAAGAGAATGAGAACGAGCGCAAGCGATCTATTAAAATTCTTCAACGAGAATTTTTAGATCAGTTCTTATCTGAAGCAGAAAGCATTTTTGAATAATGCCAATCACTGAATATAAAGCGAACGATATAGAACTCGATTCAGTTTTGCTATATAACTCAAAGCGAAATTTCATCGATATCAATAAGATCATGGTGGAGTTTAATATCTATCACGACCTTTTTGATAAAGCTACTCTATGTGACGTTTTCATTAATGATGCAAATGCACTCGTAGATCTTTTTCCAATCGTTGGTGATGAGACTCTCGTAATTGTTTTTAGAACTCCTACGTTCAAAAAAAGACTGAATTATGTTTTTAGAATATACAAGATTACCGATAGAGAAGCTGTAGAGCAAAGATCGGAGGGTTATGTTTTACACGGAATAAGCCAGGAGTCAATCGCCGATCTCAGAAAATCTGTAAATAGAAGCTATGTTGATTTAAAGGGTCATCAAATCGTTGAGGGAATATATAACGATTTTTTGAGACCAACTGAAGAAGAGTTTGGTGTTGTTAAAAAGAACATAGGTCTTAATCTACAAGAGACACTACAGAATCACAGCATTGTATTCCCTGGCGAAAAACCATTTGATGCAATCGATTATGTTTGCTATGAGGCATTTCCAGAAGTTCAAACTCAAGTGAGCGAATCTCCTAACTTTATATTTTTTCAGAGAGAAGACGGGTGGTACTTTAACACGATCGATTCATTGATTGAAGCTGATCCGGTAGAAGATTTCTTTTATGCTCCGGCAAACTCAGAGGAGACGAGCAAATCATCGAAGATTCACGATCACCAAAAAATCAGCACAATGGATATTTTGAGTCAGTTAGATACTATTGATAACTTAAAACATGGTCTGTATGCTCATAAAGTAGAGACCATAGATCCTATCATGAAAAGATTCACAACTGATACATTCGTGTATTCTCGAGAGATGAATGAAATTGCTCATCTGGAAAAATCTAAAAAAGACTTTGGAAGTGAGTTTTTAATCTCTCAAGATTCTTTTTTTAATTCTGATGCCGACACCAGCAAAAAATATTATACGATAGGACATATTGGTGAAAATTATTCTTCACAAAAAGAACTCGTAGGATCTGGAGTAACAGATCCACAGATTAGAAATCCTAGAAGAATGCATGAAAGATTAAAATATAATGTTGCGTCTCGTTTTCAGCTATCTAATATTGAGGTGAGTATTACCATACCAGGAAACAGCGACATTCACGTGGGGCAGATTGTGAACTTGCACATACCTTTAGCAACTGAAAATGCTGATTTTGCCAAAAAGTTAAAATTGTTATGGGATAAAAAGTTTTTAGTCACTGCTCTTCGTCACACATATCAAAAATCAGATAATGTATTTTTTACAGTTTTAGAGTGTGTCAAAGACACGTATGCTAAAAAAACCGTTGAGGTCAAATAATGAAAAATTTGGGTGAACAATTTATTTGGTGGTATGGAGTCGTAGAAGATCGAGCAGATCCTCTAGAGCTTGGTCGTGTGCGTGTCCGATGCTATGGCTGGCACACTGATAATTTAGAGGAGATACCCACTGAGTCTTTACCATGGGCGCAACCTATTCAGGACATTACGTCTGCTGCACTTGGCGGAATTGGAAAGAGCCCAACTGGGATATTAGAAGGAACATGGGTTATAGGTTTCTTTGCTGATGGTGAAGATGCTCAACGACCCATCGTGATGGGGACACTTGCTGGTATTCCTACTAATATGAATGCGGGCGGAGCAGATCCTAAAGGTTTTGAAGATCCTCAGGGAAGATATCCTAAAACATTTAATGTTCCTGATACACCAGTTCTGGCTAGAGATAATGCCGAAGACGACAATGTAATGATTAATAAAAGGTCTGGTAAACTCGAAAATATACCGACCGCTACTGCGCCCGATACTTCATCTCTCGGTGATAGGCTAGATGGTGATTATGCATTAGACGAAAATGATGAAGAAGATACTAGACCAACTTGGGCTGAACCAAATCCTCGCTATGGTGGTGAGACTAAAAATGAGTATCCAGAAAGCATCACATCTTCATCCACATATCCATATAATCACGTTTATAGATCTGAAAGCGGGCACGTGTTCGAAGTCGATGATTCTCCTGGAGTGGAAAGAATTCATCAGTATCATCGCATGGGAACTTTTCAAGAGATACAGCCTGACGGATCTCGCGTGACAAAAGTTGTTGGTAAAGATTACGCCGTCACTGTCGGCGATAATAAAGTATATGTTCAAGGAAATCAGACGGTCACTATAGCGGGTAACTGTAAGCTTTATGTACAAGGTGATCATTATACTGAAGTAGATGGAAATCAATACATCACTGTCAGGGGAGATCGCGTCACAAAGATCCAGGGTAATGATAAGAAAGAAATAATGAGTGATGAATTTACTCAAATAAACGGCAACAAGACTATGCGTGTGTCAGGCGATCGTAAAACTATTATTGATGGAAACTACACAGAAACGATTGGCAAAGATAACAAGATACAAATTAAAAAGAATGAAGTAAAGACAGTATTTGTAAATAGTAAAACTACTGTTACTGGGAACACAAATATAGTCACGATTAGAAATATGCAGGTCGGTTCGGGTCAGAATATGAGTATTGCTTCTAAGGGCACGTATGATTTAAAGGTGGGTGGAGCTGCAACTATGGATTTTGATAGTACTCTAAAAGAGAGAGTTACAGGAGCTTCACATCTCACATTTGGTTCTACTCATTATGTTCAATATGATGGAGTGAATACATTTACTCACGTTGGTGATAGAAAGATTTATATTAAAGCCGATACGTTTGCAAGACACGATGCTGGTACAGATTACTCTTGTAGCTCTGATCCAGCACGATCTGGCGCCAATGATTGCTCCACACCCGAAACACCAACGGCACCATAGGAGAGTTAAATGGCTATATCAGTTGATCTCAACCTATGCGGCGTTGATCTGAAAATACAGGGCATTGACAATGCAATGCTTGATATCGAGTCTAAGTTAGCTGAACTTACTTCTGGTGCAAAAGGTCTTGCTGGAAATCTAGATAAGATTCAAGGTGAATTGCAAGCCAAGATGGCAGCTATGCAAGCCGAAATGGAAAGTCTAATACCTGATATCAAAGCTGAGCTGCCAAATCTTCAAGTTGAAATGAATAAGCTATTAGGTCAATTAAACAACCCAATAAATTTCTCTTCACAATTAAATTTAATTAAAGAAAAGTTTGGTAATATTCCTGGTGTTGATATTGATGATTTAGTTTCACAATTAAAATCAAATCCTTTTAATTTTGATCCATGTAAACTTGTACCAAATTTTGATGTTGAAGAAACTATTGATGAGGATGGAGCTGTTATTTACATTCCTGTTAAAAAGGGATTGACACCAGACGTGCCTGTTGTAGATGCTAAAAAATTACCAACTCCTCCTGAAGTGAAAAAGACAGAAGATGTCACGCCAAAACCTGATGCGAGCATCGCTGAAAAAACATCATTAGAAGAAAAACAGTTGGGTGGAGCTTCGGTCCCACCTCCAACCAATCCAGTAGTTAAATCAGGGAAAACTATTACGGTTCCCACACCACCTTTATTGCAGGCTGTTCATGATGCAATAGATAAAGCAGAATTTTCAGTTGATGATCTTATTAGAGGCCCATTTGTATTTACCGCGTCCACACAAGGTAGAAATAAATCCGGTACATTTGAAGAGGGTGGAGCTGAATTTTGGAGACCAAACAATTTTCCTACACAATTAGCATTTGAGGAACATGTTGTTGCTTCTTTATTTGCAAATTTTTCCCTTGCTGCCAGAAGAATTAAAGCCATCGAAAAAAAGAGCCCCGAAGAATTGGCAAGACTTCGAGCAGCTGTTCCAAATAAGTATGATAAAAATATCATGAATGAGGTTATACAAGCTATTAGAGCATTCGTACAGAATGGATTGCCTCCTGGTACAGGAAATGACGGTTCAGGTGCAGGAACATTTAGTATTGTCGGTACAAAAGCAACAGTAAATGCGGCACAATCTCAGCGAAGTGCAGTGCCAAAACCAGATGGAACTTTTGGTAAATTTAGTGTTCTCGTATAATCATTATAAATAATAAAAAATAGAGATAATCGATGCCAGAGATTAGAGAACCAATATTTAAAGATATTCCTATTTCGTTTACTGCGCATCCAGTCACTGGAAATGTAAAGAGCTTGAGCAACCGAGATGCAGTAAAGCAAAGTGTTAAGAATATTGTTTTAACTAATTTTTATGAGAGACCTTATAATCCCATACTAGGTGGCGATGTATTAGCAAAACTTTTTGAGAATATGGGACCCCTAACTGAATATGAGATTTCAAATAATATCCGTGAAGCATTAGATAACTTTGAACCAAGAGCTGAAGTGGATGAGATAAAAGTAGATGCTTTAGAGGATCAAAATGCGCTGAATGTAACTATTACATTTAGAATAATAAATGATACTGATCCAGTGTCGGTCACAGTATTTTTAGAGAGAGTTAGGTAAATGGCTGCAAATTCGTCCATTAGTGTCACAGATCTAGACTTTGATTCCATCAAAGCTTCTATGAAGACATACATCTCTTCAAAGCCAGAGTTTACTGATTACAATTTTGAAGGCTCTACGATCTCTATGCTTCTTGATTTGTTATCGTATAATACATACCAGAACGCTTTTTATACCAGCATGGTAGGCAACGAGATGTTTTTGGACTCTGCTCAATTACGAGAGAGTGTTGTTTCTCGTGGAAAGATGTTGAACTATACTCCAACATCAGAGAAAGGCGCGAGTGTATATGTTAACATTGATATCGCGACTACCGACTCTCCTAATTTTGTAATCATTGAAAAAAATACTGAATTTTCGTCTACTGTAGATGGTCGTACTTTCAAATATGTCACTCCAGAAGCCACAACAATTTATTCGACAACAGGCACGTTTTCTGCAAATGTGGAGATTGTTGAGGGTAGACCACTTACACACCAATGGACCGTTGACACAAATAATCCAGTTAAATACATTTTACCAAATGACAAGATCGACACACGGTCTATTGATGTAGTAGTACAAACAAGTGCTACAGACACATCTACAACAATATATAATCTTGCCGACGATATAACTGAAGTGAAAGCAACAACTCCGGTTTATTTCTTGCAGGAAGTTGCTGATGAGCAATACGAAGTTTATTTTGGAGATAACGTTATTGGTAAATCTCCAGACGATGGAAATATAGTAAAGATCTCATATCGTGTATGTAATGGCGAAGATGGCAACGGAGTGTCCTCATTTACCAATCCATCTAGCATTGCTGGTTATACTACATTTACAGTATCTGTAAATGGGTCGACGGCCGGAGGGCAATCAAAAGAAAGCATCGATCAAATTAAATTCAATGCACCAAAGAATTTTGAAACTCAAAACAGAGCTGTACTTGCAGAGGATTATAAAAGAATTATTTTAAGGGATAATTCAGATTTCGGTTCAGTTTCAGTTTGGGGTGGAGAGGAGAACGATCCACCGATATATGGTAAGGTCTATATTTCAATCAAGCCAAAAATAGGCACGTTGATTTCTTCAGATAGAAAAAACTCCATTAAAAATTCTCTCAAAAAATATAACGTGATGAGTATTGATCCAGAATTTGTTGATGCTAATTATCTTTATATTGTGCCAACAATTAGTGTGTATTTTGATTCAACTAAAACAGCACTAACGGCAGCTCAAGTTCAGTCAAAAGTTTCCGATTCTATAACTGCATTTGAAACAAATAATCTTGGCACCTTTACAAATAGAAGATTCCGATTTTCTAAATTTGTAAATGCTATTGATTTTTCTGATGTATCTATTACCAGCAGCTTGACTGATATTTTGATGGAAAGAAGATTTCAGCCAAGCACCACAACAACATCTTCATACAACATAGTATTTAACAATAAGCTGTATAACCCACATACTGGTCACAAATATGCAATTAGTTCAAGTGCTTTTACATTTAAGGGAAGGGCAAATTGTTACTTAGACGATGACGGTTTAGGTACATTAAGAGTTTACTATGTCAGTACAAATACTAGAGTATATGTCGACACAAATATTGGAACTGTAGACTATACCAGCGGATTGGTATATTTAAATAGTTTCTTAACATCAGCATATGGATCACAACTGAGTATATATGGTGTACCAGATTCTAAAAATATTGATTCAGTAAGAAATCAAATTCTTTTAATTTCAAATGCACAAATTACAATGTATGATGATGCTACTACCAGACTCGTTGCTACAACTGTTACAGCAAGCACTACTGGAGTTACGGTGAATAGGCCAGATACTGGCGTAAATACAGTGGTATACTAATCTATGTCTACTGACAAAAAAATATCGACTATTGTCGATCAGCAGTTTCCGTTCTTTGTTCGTGACGATGGTCCGAATCTTATCGCGTTCGTCAAAGCATACTACGAGTGGACGGAGCAGGCTAATAATGCAATTGAAGTATCAAAGAATCTTTTAAATTACCAAGACATTGATAGCACGTATGAGAAGTATTTAGAGTTTTTTCACCGTGAGATTATGGATGATATTCCTCGGGATGTTTTGGCTAATAGAAATAAACTCGCAAAACATATTAAAGACTTATATAGAGCAAGAGGATCTGAGCTTTCATATCGCTTGCTGTTTCGTGTACTGTATGATGAAGAGATTGAATTTTATTATCCAGGAGAAGATATTCTTCGAGCATCAGATGGTCGATGGGT